CTTATGACATTTGTGGTGTTCAGCCTATGACAGGTCCTACTGGATTGATTTTCGCAATGAAATCCAAATATGGTGCTCAGAATGGTGATGAAGCACTCCATGACGAAGCATTATCAGGACATTCTGGTAAGAATGCAGCAACAGCTAATGCACAAGATGGTATTACTTCTGCAAAAAATCCTTTTGGTGAAGTAGATAGTAATGCTACAGATATGGCTGCTGGTGCTGGTGGTACTGGTATGACAACTCCAACTGCTGAAGCTCTTGGTGATGCTGCTGGTAATCACTTTGCAGAAATGTCATTCACGATTGATAAAACTTCTGTTGAAGCTAAGTCAAGAGCACTCAAAGCTGAGTACTCTACAGAGTTGGCACAGGATCTTAAAGCCGTTCACGGTTTGGATGCTGAGACAGAATTAGCAAATATTCTCTCTACTGAAATCCTTCAGGAAATCAATCGAGAAGTTGTCCGTCGAGTTTATACGAATGCAAAATATGGTGCTATGAATGATACAACTAATCGGGGTGTATTTGATCTTGACACTGATTCTAACGGCCGATGGTCAGTAGAGAAGTTTAAAGGTTTAATGTTCCAGATTGAACGAGATCGAAATGTTATCGGACATGAGACGCGTCGTGGTAAAGGTAATTTTATGATTACTTCTGCTGACGTTGCATCTGCTATGTCTATGGCTGGTATGTTAGAGACAGGTCATGCATTGAATACGGATAATACAACATCTACTTTTGCTGGTACAATGAACGGCATAAAAGTTTTTGTTGATCCTTATTATATAGCATCTGCTGGTCAATTTTACGTTATCGGTTATAAAGGATCTAGTGCATATGATGCTGGTATGTTCTATTGTCCTTATGTTCCTCTACAAATGGTACGAGCAATGGGTGAGCAAACTTTCCAACCGAAAATTGGTTTCAAGACTCGGTATGGTATGGTTGATAATCCATTCGTAACACCAAATCAAGCAGGAGCTCTTAATGGTAATGGTAATCCTTATTACAGAAAAGTTCGAGTTGCGAACCTAATGTAATTTTGTTTTTTATCTAAATCGGGGGATGGGGATTTTTCCCTGTCCCTCTTTTTTTTTTGGAGTTTATCATGCACGAATACAAAGCTAAAGTTGTTAGAGTGATTGATGGAGACACAATTGATGTTGATATTGATTTAGGATTTGATGTTATTCTATCTAAACAGAGAATACGCTTATATGGTATAGATACACCAGAGTCCAGAACCAGAGATAAAGAAGAAAAGTTCTATGGAAAAATATCAGCACAATTTTTAAAGGATAGATGTAAAAAAGGTTCCTACATTACAGTTAGAACACATTTAGACAAAAAAGGAAAATTCGGGAGAATCCTCGGAGAAATAATAGTAGATAATATTAATCTAAATAAACAGATGATAGAAGAACATCTAGCTGTTGAGTACTCTGGACAGAATAAGAATGAAATTGATTTAGAACATCAAGTTAACCGTATGAGTCTTAAACGGCTGGGTGTCTTGTATTCTTAACTTCTTCCTTACCTCAGTGGGTTTCTTGTGGTACTATTCTATTGTCGGTGGGTTCAGATAGATTATAAATACATATAATAATAACTTAATAAAAACATTTAATAATGGCTATAAGCAATCAACCAGATAATTTAAACTTATTACAAGCTGTATCATTTGAAACTAATTTTGTTAGAATACCTCATTGTAATTACTTTTGTCAGAAAGTAAGTATACCTTCAATGGTCATTGGTTCAGCTGTACAACCTACAATGTTTTCTGATATTCCATTAGAAGGAGAAAAACTTACTTTTGATCCTTTAAACATAAGCTTCCTGGTTGATGAAGATTTACAAAACTATCAAGAAATCTATACATGGTTAGTATCAATGGGGTTTCCAGATAATTTTTCACAATTTACCTCATTAAAAAAACCTCCTGTAAATTCCTCTACTGATGGAATATACTCAGATATAAATGTTATAATAAATACTAACAAGGCTAATCCAAGCTATAACATTACTTTCAGAGATGCTTTTCCAATAACACTAGGTTCAATAGATTTTGACGCGGCTGCAGATGGACTTGATCCTATTATTGTAGATGCTTCCTTTATGTTTACTAGTGTATTCACTATCGAAAAAATATCCTAACTTGTTCCTTGTATTTTATATAATTATTTGTTATAATTACTTATGAATTTAAATGATTACAAGCAATTAATAGATAAAGATACAGCTTTCTTAAAGGCTGAGTCTAACATAGATATAGCATCTTTATCCGTACCAGAGTTGGTGTTTAAGTATCAACAAGCAATCTATGAAGAGTCTTTAGTTTTGCAATTTATGGAAAATGAAAGAGACATCATAAAAAAGAATCGTTGGCTTTATTATACAGGAAAAGCAGACCCCGAAGTATATAAAGAAGAGGGACCTGTAGATATTAAAATATTAAGATCTGATATGGATATATTTTTAAATGCAGATGAAAAACTTAATGTTCAAAAAGCAAAAGTCAAAGAACAACAGTTGAAGCTAAACTTAATTGAAGCATTTACAAAAACTATTATGTCGTTATCGTTTAATGTAGGTAATACTATCAAGTGGAAGAAATTTTTAGCTGGTGAAATTGGATGATAGTTGTTGGTAAAGTCGATGAAGTTTTTTTGCAAGTATCTTGTGAAAGACATATAGCTTATGAGTTGAATGAATATTTTTCATTTAAAGTTCCTAATGCACAGTTCCATCCAAAAGTTCGTGCAAAGATGTGGGACGGAAAAATAAGATTATTCAATATTCAAACAGGGCAGATGTATCTTGGGTTATATCTTTATTTAAAAGATTGGGCAGAGAAGCACGGCTATGTTGTTAAAACTGACATAGTAGAAGTTAATAGAAAAGATTCAGATGTACCAGCATTTTTTGATTCAATGAATTTGCATTGTAAGAATAAACCAATAATACCAAGGGATTACCAAGTAGCATCTTTTTTACATTGTATCAAAAGAGAAAGAGCTTTATTATTATCCCCAACATCATCGGGTAAGAGTTTAGTTATATACTCTTTAATAAGATGGCATCAACAGTTTTTGGGTAGAGATAAGATACTGGTTCTTGTTCCAACAACAAATTTAGTAACACAGATGTATAATGATTTTAAAGATTATTCGTCAGAACATCCTGAGTGGAATGTAGAGAAAAACTGTCATATCATCTATTCGGGTAAAGAAAAAGAAGCAGAACAACAAATATATATAAGTACATGGCAATCTCTTTTTAGGCTAGGGAAAGCATATTTTAAGCAGTTTGGTATGGTTATTGGTGATGAGGCCCATTTATGTAATGCACAGTCCTTAAAAGGCATTTTAGAAAAAATGACTAATTGTAGATATCGTTTCGGGACTACTGGTACATTAACTGACTCAAAGACCAATAAACTAGTGCTTGAGGGTCTGTTTGGCAGGACATTTACTGCTGTCACTTCTAAACAGTTGATGAAAGATAAACATATATCAGAATTACAGATAAAGTGTTTAAAGCTAAAATATGAAGATTCAGAGTGTGAGTTAAATAAGAAAGCTACATATCAAGAAGAAATTGATTTTATTGTATCACATAAGAAGAGAAATAACTTTATATGTGATCTAGCTTTAGCAAGAAAAGGTAATGTTCTAATACTCTTTAATTTTGTTGAGAAACACGGTAAAGTATTAGAACGAATATTAAGAAAGAAACTTAACCAAGAAAGGAACATATTTTTTATTGCTGGTGAAACTTCTGTAGAAGATAGGGAAAATATCAGGCAGGTCACGGAAGTAGAAAATTCTATAATAGTAGCTTCATCTGGTGTTTTGTCAACGGGTGTAAATATTAGAAATTTACAAACACTAATTTTTGCTCATCCATATAAAGGGAAGATAAGAAATCTTCAGTCTATTGGAAGGGTATTAAGATTAGATGATAAAAACAACAAAGCCGTGTTATTCGATATTGTTGATGATTTGATTTGGAAGAAACATCAAAACTATGGTATCAAACATTGGGAAGAACGTGTTAGTACTTACTTGCACGAAAAGTTCAATTACGATTGTGAACAAATAACTTTATAGAGGAAAGGCAATGGGAAAGACTTATAAAAAAATTATTAAGAATAAGTATGACAAGAAAAAACTTAATAAGTTAAAACATAAAGGAGATGATTATTATGGAAAATCACAAGAAACATGGGTCGAAGAAGAAACAGAAGAAGAAAGGCCCATCAAAGAAAATGTGTGATCGATGTAATACAAGAACACATCACGAGCAAACAACTGAAGGTGTTTATGGATATAATTATTATTTAGATTATACTTGTGATGTATGTGGTTGTGTACAATCAGTTATGTGTAATAAAGCCCAACCACATATTGTAACAGAATATACTGTTAGCACTGGTACTGGAATTGGTATTCAATATGCCGGATAAAATGTTTATTGATATTTATAGAGAAACAGATAATCCAATGCCATCGTATAAAAATGATGGTGATGCAGGAATGGATATTCGTTCCAATGAAGATACTATTATTCGTGCTTTTAATTGGATAGTAATTGGTACAGGACTTTTTATTATTATACCTTGGGGTTATGAAGGACAAGTTCGTTCACGTTCTGGATTAGCTGCAAAGTTTGGATTGTGTGTTTTGAATTCACCCGGAACTATTGATTCGGGTTATCGTGACGAATTAAAAATAATAATGATGAATCATAATCATCTTCCTTATGAAGTTAAGAAAGGTGATCGAATAGCTCAACTGGTTATTAAACCAATAATACAACCAGAATTAACAAACATTAGTTTAGCTCAACATAGAGAAAAATCTGAAACTGATAATCGAGGTGGAGGCCTTGGTTCAACTGGAGTTAAATAATGAATAAAAAACGACATTATGTAGACAATGAATTATTTTTTGCAGAAATAAAAAAGTGGAAGCAGAGAGTTATTGATGCTAGAGAAGTTGATGAAAAAGATCCTCCATCAACTGAATATATGGGTGAGTGTTTTTTAAAGATTTGTGAGCATCTAGCAATGAGACCTAACTTTATTAATTATACTTTTAGAGATGATTTAGTTTCTGATGGTATTGAGAATTGTCTATTGTATGCTCATAATTTTAATCCAGAGAAATCAAAAAACCCATTTTCATATTTTACACAAATCATTCATCATGCATATGTCAGAAGGATAGTGAAAGAACGGAAGCTAATGCATATAAAATATCTATATGTGGAGCGTTCTGGTATACTACAGCAACTTAGTATTGACGGAGAAGATAACAAGAAAATATCCAACCAATATGTAGAATACCTGCATACACACGAAAAATACGCGGAAAACCCCCATAAAAAGAAGCCTAAGAAGCCTAAAAATAACTTAGAATTATATTTTTAAGTTTTTCCTTACAACTTGAGCATAATTGTGTTATTATGTTCTATATCAATGAGAGGAGATAGTTTTGTCTGATTATCGTGTTATGATGTTTCAGGAATGTCCAAGATGTAAAGCTCACGAACCAGATCATGCATTTGTTAATTGTAGTTTTGATGTAAAAGAACGTGAAGGTAAAGTTGTTCAAATTTTTGAATGTACCAGATGTAAACATACATGGGAGAATGATTTCAAGTGAAGATAGCATTAATAACAGATCAACATTTTGGTGGTAAAGGTGATAGTAATTTATTCAATGATTATATAAAACAATTTTATACCAACCAATTTATTCCTTACCTTAAAGAACATAATATTGATACAATAGTAGACTTAGGTGATACTTTTGATCGTAGAAAGTATGTCAATTTTGCAATACTAGATAAAGTGCGTGAGTATTACTTTGATGTATTAGTCGAAGAAAATATTACTTTACATTCTATTGTAGGCAATCATTCTACTTATTATAGGAATACAAATAAAGTTAATAGTTCTAATCTTTTATATGGTCATTATGATAATGTATCCACATATCCAGAAGCTGCAACTATAAGTATTGACGGGACTAACATTGATTTAATTCCTTGGATAAACTCAGAAAATTATGAATCAACTATGGAGTTTATCAACAACTCTAAATCACAGATTGCACTTGGTCATTTAGAAGTTGAAGGATTTGCTATGTATAAGAATTATGTTTCTGGTACAGGAATCAAACCAAGCATATTCAACCGTTATGAGTTCGTAGCTTCTGGACACTATCATCACAAGTCTAGTAAGGGTAATATTCATTATCTTGGAGCTCCATACGAAATTACTTGGAATGATTATGATGATCCAAAAGGTTTTCATATCTTTGATACAGAAACAAGAAAAGCAGAGTTCATACAAAATGATTATCGTTTGTTTGAAAAGATATATTATGATGATGAGAATTATGAAAATGATTATAAAAATATGAATACAAAATTTTATAAGAATAAGATTGTTAAACTGATTGTAGAAAACAAAACACAAGTTCCATTGTTTGAATCATTCTTAGATAGAATGTATAAATCTGACCCAGCTGATTTAATCATCTATGAAGATTTATCAGAGTATACTGCACGATACGAAGGACCCCAAGATGAAGATTTAGAAATTGGTAACACGGCTACATTTCTTGAGGAGTATGTTGATAGTATGCCTATTGATGATTCTAAGATGGCAGAACGAACTAAGATTAAAAAATTATTACAAGTCTTATATGATGAAGCCTTAAACACGGATGAATAAATGACTAGAATAAATATTGTACCAGTAGAAGAGTTAATGGATCAACATTTAATAGCAGAGTATCGTGAAATCACAATGGTTCCCGGTAGTTTGAATAGAACATTATCTTCAAAGAAAGGACTTGATTATAAGAAAATATCTGATGTATACACATTAAATACAGGCCATGTTTATTTCTTTTATAATAAAGGTAAATACTTATATAAAAGATATAATACAATTATAAATGAAATGAAAAAACGTGGTTTTAAACCAGATGGAGCTCGAAAGTTCCCTGTAGATATATTTAAAGATAATGATTTGTTTTGGGATTGGACACCAAGTGCATCAGAATATATAATCATTAGAGAACGTATTCAAGAAAAAATTAATATGAAACCTGAATGGTATAAAAAAACTTGTTATGATAACATTGAAAACGGTTAGGTGGAAAAACTTTTTAGCAACAGGTAATAACTTTTTAGAAGTACAGCTTAACAAAGACCCTATGACACTAGTTGTGGGTAAGAATGGTGCTGGTAAGTCTACATTGATTGATGCTATTACATTTTCTTTATTTGGGAAACCATTTAAGAAAATTAATAAAGGTCAGTTGATGAATACAATTAATGAGAAGGAGTTGGTTACTGAAATTGAATTTTCAATTGGTAGAACTGATTGGAAAATAAGACGAGGTGTTAAACCAGCTCTGTTTGAAATTTTTTGTAATGGAGATATCATTAATCAAGATGCCAAGTCAACAGACTATCAAAAATATTTAGAAGAAAAAGTTTTGAAGTTAAACTTCAAATCCTTCACTCAGATAGTAGTACTCGGATCAGCATCATTTGTACCCTTCATGCAGTTAAATGCTAATGACCGTAGAATTATCATTGAAGATATTCTGGACATTGGTATTTTCTCTGTTATGAAAAACTTACTCAAAGACAGAACCATGTCATTGAAAGAGGAGTTTGGTGAGCTTGAGTATGAGATAAAGTTACTTCAGGAAAAAATTAAAATT